TTTAATTTGAGTAATTTCATTTTCTACCTGCCTTTCTAATCTTCATCAGGCGGCATTTCCGCCGCCTGTCGGATTGGTAGTTATTCAGCCTCCGGCGCATTATCGCCCTTGTCGTAAATCTGCAAGTATGCGCGTTAAATCAAGGCTTGCGCGTTTTACCGCTCCTGAGTGTTTTGGGCTGTAATAAAATTTACCTGGTATAAATTCGCTTTCTGTTTTGTTTTCAAGAAAAATCTCTGCACGTTTTAGGAAACGCTCTGCTTCTTTCATGGCTGTTTTTAATGTTTCAATTTCCATTTTATAACTCCTATTTAATCTGTACGGTGTATTCTTTGCGGTCATGCGGCTTGTTTTGGTTTACCGCCTGCGCTTGGTAGTAGGCGCATATACCGTCTGCGCTTGGATAGGTTAAGACGTTGATTGCCTCGACCTTGTAAACCGCGCCGTCCTGTGCCTCAAATTCCTGCCCGATTTTGTACGGGCAGCCGTGTTTTTCGGGGTTATCTTTCAGGTCGTCTAAAAGCTCGCCCCGTTTTCTGTTGAGATAATCTATCGCTGCTGATAGCTGGCGTAGGTCGTCTGAAATTTTCATTGTGCTGTCCTTACTCTTCAGGCGGTTTAGGTAGGTACATCCAATGGCTGACAGGGTGCTCATCATCACACATCCGCGACCCGAAATTGTCATAAGATATTGTTTCTTCGCATAGCCCCCAAAGGGTGAAGTCACCATCATCATCTAATTCTACTAAGGTAAACAGCCCGCTTGTGAATCTGCCGCTGTCTTCAAACCAGCCAGCCCATACGGTGGTATCTAACGGCGGTAACTCTTCAGATACTTTCTTCCATTCGTTCATCTTTGTCCTTTCTGATATTCATTTATTTGCGCTTGCCCTTTCGGGATTCCTGATACTTCCACCGCGATGACGACGGCGGCGATCAGGATTGCGACAATTATTTCTTTCATGCCGCCGCGTCCTGTCGCATAAGACTAATCAGGTTCGCCGCCCGCTTGAAATGCTTAGTCCAGTTGAAACAACTGAAGCCGGTGCCGCTGTCGCAATGTCGGATAATGTTTTCCGAATCCTTGACGGCTTGAACCAGTGCGCCGCCCTTATTCTTGACAAGAATTTTCATCATCGGTTGCCGCACGTCTCCGATGCGTTGCGGGCGTACAGGATTCAGCGGCTTGCCGTACATCGCCGATAACTCCGCGTCTGCGTGAATGCCCACATCGTAAAGCAGGTTGGCGGCGTGTAGGATTCTGTCGGAAAATTCCGCATAGGGCATCTTCAGTCGGCGGGCTTCCGCGCGGGAATCGCTACCGTTGACGACCTTATCAACCGCTGAAATGATTCCGCCATCAAGCTCTAAAAAGGTCATGGATTTTTTTGTAACACTGACGGCGATTGAGTATGTGGATACTTCGGCAATCAAGCGAACCGGCGCGTCTTTCAAAAACTCTTCATACGCGACGAAGAGATTAGACAGCGGGCGCAATACCAATTGACGTTGATTCGGGCTAAGGTCGTCAAAATCCTTAGTCCATTGCGCGACTGCTTGCGACGCTTCCCTGCATGCAAACTCCACGCTTTTCTCGTTCGCGGGGTCGTCTGTGTTGCAGTACAAGCCCAATCGTTGCACCTGCTTAATGATATGCTCTGCGAAGTTGATTAATTCCTGATTGCAGGCGTAGCGCATATCTTGCAGGGACAGCCACATTTTGACGCTGCACGTTACCGCTTCGTCTGCGGATACTTTCACGCCTGACAACATCTCGGCGATGTTTTCTTTTTTCGCTTTTGACAAAGTGGATAGGCGGTTTCGGTCAATGTTTTTGACTGCTCCCGCGCGTTTCAGGGCGCGCTCTTGCTGCGTTAATTTCTTTGCTGCTCGCTTGGCGGCAAGTATTTGGCTTGCCGTCGGTTTTGCTGTTGCTGTTACTGTTTGCATTTTGTTTCCTCGTTTTGCCGTCCTATCAACGGCTCGGGCGTTCGGCTGCCTGCCTGTGGGGATTAGTCGTCTTTTTCAGGGAAAAACTCAAGAACGCTTGGATATTTGGGCCAGTTGGTAACAAAACCGTCTGCGTTAATCTCAAGATTGATGTAATCCCCATAATCGCCAGGAATTAAATCATTCGGGACGTAGTAGTTATCAATCTTTGCTACTTCTAAACCACCCGAATCAAACAAAGTGTAAACGCCATTATCACAAACCTTGTCATAGATATTAACCGGCTCACTTCCCTGCCAAGACACGACCTTACCTGTATCAACTTCAATTAATAAATCTAACTCGCCATCGTCGTTAAATAAATGATTCGGCAAGTTTTCTGAAACATCATCATGTAATTCAACTTCTATTCTTACAGAATGAGTTTCAACTTCGGTTAATTTGTAAACTTCTACTTTCATTTTTTGCTCCTAAAATAGTCTAAACATCATTGCTTCAGGCTTCCTGCCTGTTGGTTAATTGTCTGCTTGTAATTGCATTGCCGCGTCTATCGCGTCACGCATATTGTCGAGATGTTTTTCAACACACTCGCGCGGGAGTAATACGCTGCCTATTTTGTTGTGCTTGTCTGCCAACCAATCAAGGCGCACGGTGTCAGGGTGTGGGATAAGCTCAAGCTCTTCGGCATAGTCAACATCAGACGTTGTATTGCCCTTGAGAACGAACCAAACAGATTGGAATTGCGCATGTATAACAACCCCTGTCGCGCCATCTGATTTCCGACGCATAAGGTCGCCGAATTTAAATTGATGGGTCATTTTTTTATTCCTTCCCCTTTTAGGAACGCTGAGTTATTAATCATGGTTTGAGCAGTAACAATAAAACCATTTGGATTTTCTTTGATATGCTTGGAAATATCATTAATAAAAATAGATACTAATGCCGCTGATAAGTAAGCAATTTTTTCAGTTACATTATCTCCATGTACCTGATTTATATCAGGTGCCTCTAAATCAATGCCTACATCATCAGCAGAAATTTTGAAAATATATTCAGTCATTTTTTAATCCCTTACTCAAAATGAGATGTCGTTCGATTCATCATCAACGGGCGCGGCTGGTGCGGCTGGTGCTGCTTGCGCCGATTGTCCGTCATTGTTTCCACCGCCCAGCATCTTCATTTCGTTTGCGATGATGTCGTATGCGGTACGTTCGATGCCGTCTTTGCCCTGATATTTACGGCTTTGGATTTTGCCTTCTAAATACACTTGGCTGCCTTTCTTCAGGTATTGGCCGGCGATTTCAGCAAGGCGGCGATACATGGTGATGTTGTGCCACTCGGTGCGTTCTTGCCGTTGCCCGTTGCGGTCGTTCCATGCCTCGCTTGTTGCGACGCTGAAATTACAAACCGCCTCGCCGTTGGGCATGAAGCGCGTTTCAGGGTCTTTGCCCAATCGTCCGATTAAAATTACTTTATTCAGCATTTTTGCTTCCTTTTAAAACTGTTTTGACAGGCTTCCAAACGGCCTTCCCGTTCACTTCCTGCGCCTGCCTGATTCCTACGATGTGGATGTCAGGATTACCCGCCGACAGCCTGATAAACTCTTCGGCGGTCTCAATCGACGAATACTCAGGGCTGATTTGGTAGCGGCTGTTGCTCAACCGCTTCCATTTGCGCTGGTCTTCGTACCACTTGCAATCCTCTTTGTTGTAAACAAGCCGCCGCCGTTTCTCTTCTTCGGGGCGGCATTTGCCAAAGACTGCGAACATTTCAGTCGTCCTTAAATTCTTCATACCCATCAACAGTAATAATTCGTCGTTGACTGGATATCCCGCCGTTTTTATTCATAACGTTGCCGATTGCGGTAAATTCGCCGTCGCGCAGTTCTGCAAAGTTGAGCAGGATTCTCAGTTTTACCGGACCATTTTTATTTATAAGGATGGTCTTCCCAAACTCCCACCCTGTATCTTGTTCAAAAATTTCTTTGCCTACATCAAGATATTCGGCTTCTTTTTCGGCTAGTTTTTTCTTTAATTCAAAGATTTCGCTTTTGTATTGATTCAGGGTGTCTAAACGATTTTCCATTTTCATCTCCGATTCAGACGACCTTTCAGTTCGCCTGAAATTTTCATTACAGGGCGTTGATTTCTGCCTTTTGCTCGTCGGTCAGGTTGTAGTTTTCCAAGACGTCGGAAACTTCTTTCATGCCGGTGGATACCGCCTCCACCAATGCCGCGAACTGTTCTTCGGTCGGCGTGAGCTTGGTTTGCTCTACTACGTCAGCCGTAATAGTGTTTTCGGCAATTTGCTTAAACCGTTCATGATTCTCACTGCCCAGCTTCAGACGACCTGCGGCACCAATATCGGAAAACCATTTTTTGTATTCCTCGATACCCTTGTTTGCCGCCGCCTCGCCATCAGAAATCAGACTATCTAACTCAGGGTCTGCTTTTGCTTCCTTGGGTGGTTCAGGTGCTTGGATTCGCTGCGCCTCGTCTTCGTCGTAGATTCCGCCAAAACCGAACGCTAAGCGCGCGGCTTGAATCATCGCTTTGTGTCGGAGCATTCGGCGCGGGTGGCTGTTCCACGGCTGTGTATTGCGTTTACACTCTTCCAAGTATTCGGTTACGGTTGTTGGATGGTTTCTGTCTTTGCGGTAGATTTTGCAAGTGCAGCTTTCCGCGTCGGCGGTAAATTCCATGCCGTCAAATTGCGGATGGCTATTGATGATTCTTGCCCAGCCGTCCACACCGACCACGGGCGTGATACCGTTGTTTTTATCGGGGAATGCGTAAATCTCTTTGGTAAACGGGTTTAGTCCGTATTGGGTTGATACAATCATCAGGGCGTTAAATTGCGCGTCTGTCGCATTACCTTTAAAGGCGGTTGCTTTAAGCGTTTGCACAAGCTCTTGCGGATCGCCTTGAATGTTGAATTGTTTTGCAAGTGCTACGGCTTGGTTTTGGGCGATACTCATTTTTAAATTCCTTATTTGTATTGATTCAGAAGCGTTTCGTAATAGGCTTGGCAGGCTGTTACACGCTCTTTGATTAGTTCGATTTTTTCGTCATCGCGCATGACGGTTACTGTCGTTATGCGCTTTTCAATCGGGATGGCTTCCACAAGGTCGATGAATTTCTCACGGTCTTCCCACGGCTTCAGCAAATCTTCTGGCGTGGGCAACAGCCAAAAATCAATGTCGGCGCGATCGCAATCGAACAGCCACATATAGCCTTGCATTTGCCAGTCGTAACCGGCTTTGGCTGCTTTCTTTTCGGCTTCGTCGCGAAAGAATGGATGTGTCCCGATGTCCCATGAACACTTTGTATCAACAATCAGGCGGTCGTCTGAATCGTAAACATCACATTCGCCCGTCAGCCAGTCATTGACGCGCCGCTCGATGTTTTTTCGGTACTCTTTGCCCCGAACCAGTCCACTGTATTTGATGGCGGTCTCTTCCATTAGGTCGCCCTTTTCGGTAAAGGCGTTGCCATCGAAAGATTCAAAGCCGAACAGTTCACGCTTTGCCATCTCTATCAGTTTTGATTTGGCGGTCTCCGTGATGGTCTCGCCTTTGGTTTTTGGCTTGCCGATGATGTCGGCGATGGAAGAACAACGAATCCTCATAACCCACCCGCCAAAAGGCTATCCATATATTTCCGCGCCGCCTTTTCGGTTTTGAAAATCTGCACGTCTTGCAACGCCGCACGTTTTGCCTTATCAGGTCGGAACGTAACCTTGTTGTAACCGTCGGGCATGATTCCGACCTGATAGCCGCCTTTGACTTTTCGCATGACGACGTTAAGGCTGCGCGGCAAGCCCATAAAACCTTTTACTTTTGCCGACAGGCTGCCTGCAATTCCGTATGGTCGATGGTTCATTTCGGAATCTCCTTGTATTTGCAATATCGCATTGATGGTTTGCCAGTTTTCTTATCCACCTTCTCATTACCATGCTTATCAACTCGAGGTTTGAGAATTGCTATATAAACAGGGCGGACAAAATCTTCCTGCCCCTCGCAAAGCTCCACAAAATCCATAGCTATCTTTTCGGATGAGAAGTCACCTGAAATTTGATAGCAGCCTGTATCTTTGCCGAAGGTCTTTTCTTCGTCTTGGACTTTTACTCCAAATTTATTAAATGACTTTTCATATTCTTTTTTCTTTGATTTACCAAATACTGCAAACATTATTTAACCTCCGCGTCGCCGCGGATTCTCTCGGCGGCTGTCAGTTGTTCGTACATTTCCGCGATTGCGGCTTCGTTTTCACGTGTCGCCTTTGCTGCTGCTTGCATTTCATGGCGGGCAACGGCGTCGCGGATGTTTTCGTATGGGTCGATAGCGTCCACACTGATTGAAGAAGCTGTCGTGTAGTCCATATATGCCTGCGCTTTGGCGTATGCCTGCACGCAAAAAGCTACTGCCGCCGAAGCGATGATGATTGCTGTGTATTTCATGGTTTCCTCGCTGATTCATGATGTTTGGGATTGCCCGCCGAATCTTCCTTACTAGACTCAGCGGGCTGGCTGCTTCTTCGTTCAACCTGCGCCGCGGCAACTAAAGGTATCGTCGCCCGCGCCTTGTCGCGGTTTAAGGCGGTGTAAAACTTTTCAATCAAAACCACCGCCGGCATTCCCACTCACGACTTACGGTCTGCCTACTCTATTCCACTTCATGGGTATTCTTTGCTGTCGTCAGGCTGCGATAATCCGCGCCTGCTCGATATATCTGTCTGCGTAAAAGTCGAGATTTTCGATTCGTGTGTAGTAATGGCCGTCCTCTATGGCTTCCTCCATCACTTCCATCATTTCATCGCTAATCCACGCTGCTCCATCTCGCAGGCTCATTCTGTACTCCCACTGACGCGGGGTCTCGTCTTGGCACTCTTTAAGGGCTTCGCGGTACTCAAACGCTGTTTTCATGACGAGATATTCGATGTCGTCTTCCATCGTGAAAAACCGTTCTTGCTTCGCCTCGCTGATTGCCTGCGCTCTCGTGTAGGCTGCGTCCTCGCCACTCATTCCCCAGTCAGTGGATACATATCCGATGCTGCTCATTTGATGACCTCGCATTTGATTGACGGCGACGATGTGATTTTTAATTTCGTGCCGTCTGAAAACAGGTAGAAATCCGTGTCGCCGTCTGACAGTTTCACTTTGCCGCCAATCATCTTGATGGTCTCGATTGTGTCGCTGTAAAGCTGGTAGTCAGGAAATCCAAACTCGACCATACTGTCAAATTCACTTTTCACCCATTGCGCCAAGTGTGGCTCATGGACTTTAATGTCTATTAAATTCGATGAACTATTCATCTTGCGTTTCCTCGCGTTGTTGTCTT